TGCGATCAAAAGCTGCTTCCCACTTGTTCACTAATTCAGGCTGAATTCTGCGAAGGGTCGGATAGATAAACCATCCTCGACTACCTCTGCCTTGCCGTCCGCTATATGTAGGGAACTGTTTGAAATTATTTGAACCAAACTCATAACCAGCCCATAGGGTTTGCGTTGTAGCACCACCTGAAAACTTTTGACGTGCGAAGCCGTAAGAGAACTCACCAATCTTTGAGGATTTGCTAATTGATACGCCGTCCGCAATTCTTTGCGCTGCCTTTGTGCCTTTAGTTCTGCCAGATGCTGCTTGTTTAATTTCTTCTGATGCAAAATACGCCAACGCAGCAGATTGACTTCGTGCTTCATCTGTTGCCTGATCGTCCATTTGTTTGAACGCTCTGAGAATGTTTCGAATATCGGAGCGGTCATACGCAATTTTAACATCACTCACTTCCGCTCCTTTAATATCTCGATCGCAGTTAATACATCTTCTGCGGTTGTCCATTCACTCATTGGTATTTGAGTGGCTATTGCCACCTGAACCAGTAAGCGACTTACGCTTCCTTCTGGATGACTTTTGGGTCATCACCATCACCGACAATTACGTCTGCGACTGTTTCCATCCAGGCATCCATCGGCTTGACTGGTCTTGCGCCACCGATAGCACGCTTATGGGCATGATAAGCAAGAAACATAAGATCCCAGATGCCAAGTTTTTCGCCCGCTTGTCCAATCGTGTTTCCTGTCTGTTTCTCCCATTTCGCCCACTCAGGAGGTTGGGCTATGTACGTTTCCTGCTCTCCTGAGTTGTATTCAATTGTTATTGGTAATTTCATTTGTTTGCTCCCGTTTTATTTCTTAACTAAATGTTTCAGTAACTTCGCCACGTGCAACTGGGAATGTAAAAGATACTGTTTGAGCATCTACTCCTGAGCCACCTGCGGTTGGGTAAACTGGCAATACTGGAAACACAAATTGTGCTCCAGTCGCTGCTGTTAGTGTAATGCTAATTTCTGCGTTTGGTGATGTATCACATGCTGCCCAAATTGCTTCGCAAACTGATGATGTTTTACCCCAGTCAGCCAACATGTCTAATTGAAAAGTAGCACTGGAATTAACCACTTTGTAGGCTTCGCCATCAAGTGTCTGGTAAGTTTGACGATCAAACTCTTTGGTTAAAACTGCGTTTGTCGCTTGTGCTTCGATGTCTGTTCCACCTGTGAAAGACAACGAAACATCGCGACCTGTTATTACTGTTGTGGCCATGATTTCTCCTTATGCGGTTTGTGTGTAATAGGTAGAAACTCGAACATCTGCAATAAGCAGAGTACTTGCTCCAACTTGTGTAACTGTTGGTCTTTCGACCGAACTCACGATGTATCCTGTTGGGATAACTGCGAGAACACTTAGGATGAGTTGCTCAATGTTATCCAGGCTTGCTGGATTTGAGTTGTAAGCAACTGCTACTGAAATTGTCATGTTAATTTTTGTACGAATAGCCGACTTGCTAATTGTTTCTAATTCAAGATACGGGCTATCTGGAACGATCACGACTGCCGGCGGGATAACGCTTTCTGGCACAAATGCGTAAACGTTGCCTGCTACTGTTGCAAGTGCTGTTGCTAAAGGTTGTCTAACTGAAGATAAGATTGTTGATGGCATTATTGAGCCATGCTTTCAACATCTATGTATGCGCCTAGTAATCCAACGCAACGATTAAATAATGATCTGCCCATTCTAAATGGTGTTGCTGTGAAATCTACGCCTTCGATCTGACCTCCTCCTGCGAGGCGAGATTGAAATACTTCTAAAGATACTGCAAAGGTCGCTGAGCGTACTGGTTGGTTGCCAACATAAGTTGCAGCAGCTGTAAGGGTTGCAGTTCCTGATGGAATGATGTTTGCGCTCGCCACATTTGCGTTTGTAATGGAGCATGAGAATGTATATTGTCCAAGATTATCTGCCAAGATTGTGCGTGTTCCATTGTAAGGTGTTCCACATCCTGCGATGACAACTGATTGACCAGCTGTAAATTCATGAATTCCAAGTGTTGTAAATGATGCTACGTTGTCGGTTAATGATGCCTCTTGAATAGGGCTCTTGAAAGAAACCAACATTGGAAGGATTACGCCTTCAGCTGTATCAATAATTTCATTTAAATAACTGTCGGAATAAAGAGATGAAGATACGCCAAGCACTGACCGCAACTCGGTGGCTGTGATAATTGATGGCATATCTTCCTCTCTAAACTCCCATTAAAAGATGCCTGAGATCGGGAGCAACCCCAGGCACTGATTTACTTACAGACTATGCAACCATGAATCGGTATGCGCCTGCGCCTACCTTTGTTGCTAGTGCGCCGTATCCGTAGTAAGAAACCTCAATTTGACCATTTAGGGCAACGTTGGTTTGCAGACGTGTACGTGCTGACTCATACCATGTGTATGAATCTGGGTTAATCAAGATAAGTGAATCATCGGCTGTTGGTGCTCCAACTGCCATGTTGCGAGATACTCGAAGGTTTAATCCAAGCAAGTTTCCGCCAAGTGATTGACCAGTTAGGTTTCCACCTTGATTTTGGTTGCCAATTAGGTTTTGGTAAATTGGGCGACCATTGTCAGCAAGGTTCATGATTGCACCAAATTGCTCTGGTGAAACTAGAATGTTTGTTGCTGTTCCAAGTGTGTTCTTGTAGATTGAAACAGATCCATCTGATACGAAATCAAGAAGTCCTGCTGCATCTAGTGTGCGGTTTCCGCCATCTGTTCCACCAGCAACTAGGCCAGCGATAACTGCAACGTCTGTTGCTTTGATGTAAGCGAATTCCATTTGCTTAACTAACTCGTCAAAGAATGCTGGTGATGAGCGATCTAACAACTCAACTGAGAATGTTTGTCCGCCAGCGTACTTCTTAACGTTTACAGTTAAGAATGAGTTTGTTAATCCTGTTTCGATAATTGCATCTGCTTCAGTTTCCTCTTGAACCACAGGAACGACTGTGATTTTAGGGATTTCAAAAGACATGCCCGCATCAGGTAGAACGCCACGTGAAACGCTGTCTACTGCTGGACGATCTGCGTTTGATAGTGGGTTGATGATTTCTGTCAATTGACGTGTTGGAACAAGTCCTGCGTTGTTTGATGTTGTGTCATCAGCTGCGCGAACATATAACTTGCTCTCATCATTTCCTAGTGCTGCACGTACTGAGTGCTCTAGGTATGTTGCTTTGTTTGTGATTGGTGAGCGCGGCTTTGTGTAAGCAACTGGTGTTGCTGCACTAACTGCCACTGGCTCAAGTTTTGCCGCTTCTACCGCTTCGGTTGCGATAGGGGCTTCTGAATTAATCTCAGACACTTTGTCCTCCTGTGGTTGTTCTTCCGCAGCGGTTGCTTCGGAATTCTCTGGTGTTGCTTCGGTTGCTGCTACATCTGCAACTCTTGCGCTATCTATTGCTGGATCGGTTACTAAACTGACCTCAATTAACTTGGCTGCACTGATAGACATAACTCCTGCTTTGTTTTCCCAGTCATCTACCATTACGCCTACGCTAAAACCATCTCTTAAACCTTCTGCAGCTTCTAGCAAAGAATCATCTCCAGCAATTGTGCCAGCGATCTTGAACGTTGCTTCAATGCCATTATCATCAGCTGTAATGTCCATTAACTTGCCAATTGGCCGTGTGCGATCATGCTCAAGTAATAACTTGACGGGCTTTGAGAAATCAATGCTGCCTTTTTCAAAAACTGTTGCTCCTGCTGATGTGTTGCCTTTTTCGCCCCAAGTAACAATCGTTCCTGAGATTGTTCTCTTGCGGTTATCGGCTGCGGTTAGCGTTACTGGGAAATTGATTTTCATCGAATCAAATCCTCCTCTTCTTGTATTTGCTCAATGCTCATCGCACCGATTCGGTTTAGGATTTCGTAAACTTGTGCACGCTCTAATGCTGATCCACGTAAGAAGTCATCAATATCAAAACGAACCTCAACACCATTTGGCACAAAATCTGCAGCAGATAGGCGTTGCTCGATTGGAGTGATTACGGATCTCAAGCTGAAATCGATAAGCGCTTTGCGTTCCATAACAGTCGTGCTGTATGTCATGCTGGTTGTTTCAGCAGATAAGAAACTGGCCGGAATACCACAAGCCCTGGCTAATTCTAAACTGACGTACATTCTGGCTTCATTTAATTGTAATTTAGCAGGATCAAAGCCAAGTGCAGTTAATTCGACATCTGCGTTTAAGAATGCAGTTGCTCTTGTTGATCTAGCAGTTTTCCAACTTTCTAACAATCTTGTAATTCGCTCTGGTGTTAAGTTTGTTCCGTTAGATTTAAGAACCATTGTAGGCACTGGCTCTTTAGCATATAACTCAGCCGCTTTTTCTAATTCTAGTGCTGCACGTATCGTGCGACCTGCACGATTAAGTACACCTTCATCTAATCCACTAAATACAATTATTGAGCCGACACCGCTTTGAGGAATGTGCATTCCATCAATTAAATACTCAGTGATTTCTGTTTGTGCTGCGTTTGTATTGTATGTAACTCTTTCTGGAGAAACTCTTGTCCATGCACGAATGCGACTGCCATCTGTT